CTTCGAAAGGCTTTGAAATCGGGACAAAAACGGGACAAACCGACTGAGGTTTTCATGTATTAATTGTTTCTGAATTTGCGAAGAAATGCCTTAAAATGTTTGTCGTGTAATCCTGGTACCCCGACCAAACTAAGCCTAAATTGCTGTTATTGCAGATTTTATGGTTTATTAAATAAAATCAACGGGACAAAATCGGGACAAATCCCGATGCCGTGGATCATGTAAAATCTGGCATTTCTGTTGCAAGAAATGTCAAAAAAAATGTGTCCAAAACCCACTCCTCAATCAACACGTACAAAGTACGGAATCAATTACAATGTAGATTATGTAAAGCAGTACACCTTGCCTGTTTTGAGAGAAGGCAAGGAATGGTACGTCGAGTTTTATGCCTTTGACCCCGACAAGGGCAAATTACGCCGCAAGCGAATAAAAGTTAATCGTGTGCATGGCACCAAGAAGCGTCGAGAATATGCTCGAGATTTGATTGCGCGTCTCACTTTGCAACTTGGGCGCGGCTGGAACCCTTGGATTGCTAAGGATTGCACAAGTCTGCATGTGATGTGCGATGTACTTGACACCTACGAGGCCTATATTGATAAAATGTTTGACGTCGGTTATTACCGCAAGCTCACCTATGTTGGCTATAAGTCCTACCTTAAAAATCTGCGAGAGTACATTGAAAAAATCGACCCGATATATTACCTCTATCAGTTGGACAAAACATTTTTGGTAAAATACCTTGACCATATATTTATTGACAGAGATAACTGTGTACAGACCCGCAACAATTACCTTGCCTGGCTGGCAGTTTTTTGCGGCTGGTGTGTACAGAAGAACTACATGAAAGAGCGTGTAACCGCCGGCATCGAATTTATGAGCAGGCGGTTGATTGTCAAACAACGCACCACGATACCACTTGCTGTTGTAAAGCAGATAGGGGAGTGGTGCCGTTTGCATGATCCTCACTTCATGTTGGCATGCTACTTGTTATATGATTGTTTTCTCCGACCAGTAGAGCAGACACGGCTAAGGATTGGTTGGATAAGCATCAAAGATTCGACATTGACCATACCAGCAGAGGCTTCCAAAAACCGCAAGACACAAGTTATCACTCTTCCGCGGCACGTGCTACGTTACGCTATTGATCTTGGCATTTTCAGTGCTGCCAGCAGCGATTACATCTTCAGCACAAAGCTCAGGCCCGGCACCGTGCAGATAGACACTAAGATATTTCGTGACCACTGGAGGAAAGTAAGCAGGGCACTTGGTCTGCGCAAGGAGTGGCAGTTTTACTCTCTGAAGGATACAGGCATCACCGAGATGCTTGACAGCAATATTACTAGCTTGACCGTGCGCGACCAGGCACGGCATAGCTCTCTTGCCATCACTAACATTTATGCAGCGAGGAGGCAGAAAGCAAACAGTGAGGTTTTGGACTACAGAGGTTCGTTATGATATGATGCGGTAGAATGTACCGTGCATCTTTTTACTCATGCCATTTTCGTCAATTTCGATTTTGATCTGGCTGCAAAGGTGTCGTTTACCTCTGATATAGAATATTGCCCTTACATCTGGCAGCTCATCGCTTAAGAACTCGAATTCATATTTTTTCCGAGGGTCGATAAGTATGGCTTTGGCTATGATTTTGCCGAGGCCATACTTATCATTATTAATTCGTAATGATCCATTGTGCCCTGATTGTATTATCTCGAAACACGACTGTACATTTTTTTTGTTTGATCCTGTTAGCTGCCACGTTGATTTTATATCGAAAGTGTCAAGGAACGGGTGTGGCAAATATGGTGCGAACTTGTTGAAGTCGCCATACCAAAAGCCCACTGCAATACTGTTAAAGCTGCTTTTGTTTTTTTTGTTATAGCCCGCTTTGAGCGTGCCCACCGTGGACCCTTGCACAAGCGCGCTTGGGTCGACTTTAGTAGCCCCAGGGCGTCGCCCATAAGTGTACTCGCTGCCTGACGCACTCACATTGTCCGTGCTACCACAATTAACAAACACGAGATCGCCGACAGAGGCAGAGCCGTCGGCAAAAGTTGTATCGTCGATACGTGCGGGCACGAAGGATATATCTTCGACCTCCTCCCACTTATCGGTATCGAAGATACGGTTGCCAAAAGCGTTGAGCGGCATGAGGCGGTAAGCAGTTTTGTAGACGTCCTTACCGTTTGCTCCTTTGTCGCCCGTTTTGATACGGGCAACGCCATAAAGCACAAAATAAGTGTCGATATCCTTAACATAATATATGGCATTTGCGTCAACATCATTTGCCCTGCCATTGATTCCTCCAGCAGCAGACCATGACGACACCGCGCTGATGAGCGAGTTGGTATCGTTATATATTTTCGGTTTTAGGCTGGGTCGTTGGTGGAAAAACCAGTAGCACGAGTAGATATTCCACAGCTCGTGATCCTGAACAGTGTAGCCCACATTTGCAGTTGGACTGTATTTGCTTTCGTCCTCCTTGCTCACTGTAACGGTGTACTCGTCAATGATGCGATTAAGCTCAACGCTGCCAGCATCGATCACATTTTGGTTGCTCCAGCTAAAGGAGATTGTCTTATTTCTGTGGTCGATGTCAAACTCGCAAAGCATCAGCTTTTCGAGCTTGTTAAAAAACTCGTTGACACTCCAATGCGGCAGCGTTTGTTGCCACGCACCTCCTCCCCATGCTGCCGGTATACAATTGAAGCTATAGAGATAGTAATATTCGCTGTTGCGCCACTCCTGCGCGTTGAGTTGATAACCCAGCGCTTCGCAAATCATCTCAACAAGCGTGTATAACCTCACCTGGCAACTTAGTGCAGTAACAACTTCGGCATCGTCATCACTATCTTTTTGTGTGTGCCATTGCCATTTGCCAGTACTATTATTGTAATCTGCTCTATTTTGTATGTTGCCCGTGTAGTCGTTGACCCATGCTAGGCAAATATAATCATCTGCGCTCCATGCCTGTTCGGGCGTTTTTGATCCATCGCTCAAGCCAGAGCCATTTCCCCAGCCAGGGCGGTTGCCGATAGTTGACGGCGACACCCCGTTAGCGTAAAAACGAGGGATGGCAGGCAGGTTGATCTCGTCAACATAGGTATCGTCAAATTTTGGGTAGAAATTTTGGAAGCTACGTTTTTCGAGGAACTGCACCTTAACCATCTCGTCGGTAATCGAAGTGATCACCACAGCCCCAGATTTTTTAAATGATCCAGCTATGAGCTGCGCATCGTAGTAGAGCGTATTAATTGACTGCTCTTTGCGCCGTATTTGTCCGAAAATTTTTTGATTGGTCGGGCATCCAGCGAGAGGGAGCTCGATGTTTAGCGAGTAGTCGTCGCGGTCGTTAAACAATCGATTTTCGCTGTTATATTCGATTATGCTGCCTTCCTTGACTGCAGCCTGCTGACCGTTAATTAGCAATATCATGAGCGTTTATTTTTAGGTAGCGTGTTGTTCATGAGTCGGGTGTACTCATCTTGTGCCTGTTTGATGCCCTTGTCGCCTGCAACCGTGTTAACAGTGACAAAGGGCTCATTGAGGCGTTTTTGCAGCCTGCGCATGGTATCTGCATACATCGCCATGCCGGCAGCAACATTTGTCAGTGTATCTTGCAGGCTGTTATTGCCTGCAAGCATCTGTGTTGCCGTGACGGTGCGCGATACCGCATCTTTGCTCAAACTGCCGATTGTGTTATTACGCTGTGCATAATCCAGTGCATCGATCATCGGGCGCGTGGCAGGGTTGTTTACCAAGCTCTGCGAGGCCACCCATTCGCCCGCATGTACTATTCCCGCGACTTCGTATTTGGCACCAGGGCGTGTAAAACCGCCCTCGGCGTAACCATTGTTAGCCTGTACAGCTTGTTTACGGATCGTAGCCACCTGCAGCATACCTGCAGCCGTAGCCATCGCGGCGACGAGTGGCGCCATGATGACGTTGGCGGGGTAAGGCAGCTTCATTGCAGAGGTGTAGCCGTTGATTGCACCCTCGGCAGTAGTTGCCAGTGCGCGTGCGATTTGTATTGCCGATTCGCGCTGTGTTTGTTTCCGCTTTAATCGGTTGATCTCTTCCTGTTTCCTTTTTTCGAGCTGCTTTGTTTTGTAACTATTCCCTTCCGCGAGGCTAATCTCCGTATCGTAGCGGCGTGTAATAATGTCGATTTGTCGTTGTGTTTCGGCATCAAGCATTGCGGTAATGCTTTGGTAAGCGCTGGCAATGCTTGCTGTTGCTCCATCGACGACAGGTTTAACTTGATCCCAATCGTCGCCAAACAGTTTGCTACCTAATCTTCCCATCAACGACCTGTTGCCGTCTCCCTTGTCGTTGTCTGGCTCTGTAATCGCTTTAACTGCTTCGTTGTATTTTTTATCGATTTTTGCTATTTCTTCTGCATTGCCTGCAGCTGCTTGTTTCATTTTTTCATATACCTCTTTCAGCAATGCCAGTTCGACAGCCTGCTGTTCTTTTTCCTCTTGCTCCGTGAGGCCAAAGTATTTATCTTTTATTTGTTTTATTTGATCTTGGTGTTCTTTCTCTTTATCCTGTTGTTCCTTTCTCCTTTTATCCTGTGCTGCGATCCTGCGAGTGCGGTATTGCTCTTCGGCGTCCTCTCGTTCTTTTGACCCCACGGTTGTTATTTGCGTCATCACACGGAGGTGTGCCAGCTCGAGATTTTCAAGCATAATATCGTAGGTGCGTTTACTGATTGTGCCATCGAGGTAATGTTGTTCGATAGCTGCTTTTTCAGCATTATATGCCTTACTTTCGTCGTCGATGGTGCGTTTATTCTCTTCATCGCGTTGTTTTTTTACAGCCTCCCAGTATTGTGCTTCAATAGCAATACGCTCATTCTTGCTAAGATTTTTGTGCTCGAGTTCCTTTTTATAGAACTCGACGGCGATTGCATCCATTTTTTTTGTGTAGTCTTCGTAATCGATTTCGCCCTTCGCGTAAGCGATACGGTTGAGTGCTTCCTGCTCATCCTTCCATGCCTTCTCTTTTTTAAACTTGTCCTCATTTCCTTTACTCCCTGCTTTCCCACTCTGGGTGCCTCCACCGCTGTTTTTTGCAGTTGTTCCCGCGCTGCCGGTTGTTGCTGGGCTTGGCTTTGCAGGCTCTTTAGCATCTTCCTTGGCCATGTCGCCGCCATAGATTTTTGTTATTGCAGTCTCCTGCTTTTCGAGATCGGCGAGTTTCTTCCTTGCATCATTTTCCCTTGACCTGCTCCTTGCTATCTGTGTTGTATATGTGATGCTCGCTCCATTCGAAAAATCCTCACTATCCGAGATGTAGGACCCTTCGTATTTTTTTTGAGAGCTGCGATAATCTTTTTCTTGTTGTATAATTGCTTGCTGCTCTGCTTTTTGTTTTCCTATGTCCTTTAATTTTTGACGGGCTCCTTCGATTTCGTATTGCCGTATTAATTGTTTGATATATGCTTTGAGCTCTTTAGTCGCAGCTCTATATTTACCTGTTGTAGCGTCGATTTGTGCATTGTAATTTGGGATTATTTTGTTGAGAGCTGCGACTGCATTATGACGCGCATCAAGGGATTGCTTCTCATCTTTTGCCACTCTAACCAGGTTATTAATTTTAGCAATCTCTTCTTGCGCATTTTTGTTGCCTTCTACTTTCAGCTTGTTGAGCTCTTTCTGTTGCTCATTCACTTTTATCATTTTGAACACCCACATTTCCCATGCAGCTGCTACTGCTGTTACAGCTGCATAAAGCAAGCCCAGCGGGTTAGCTTTAATTGTGGCGGAAAATATACGGAAACTTTGGTTGGCTGCTACAGTCCTGCCTCGAAGTAGAGATAATCCCGCGGATGCCAGTGCCTGCACTGCTATCCATCCCTCCTGCGCTACTTTAGCTGCAACTGTTGCGGCGGTGTGCAACTTAGTTGCGATCGTGGCTGCAGAGGTTGCTATTTTATAGGCTGTGACAGCAGCAGCTGCGGCGATGATCACTATTTTATATTTTATTACGAAGTCCACAAAAGCAGAGAGCACACGTATTGCTGCCGATGTGCTGCTTATGACGTATCGCATGGCCGGCTGCAGCTTTTCGCCCAGGTTGATTGCGATTTCTTTAAAATTTTTTTTAGCCTTGTCGAGCCCAGCCTGTACAGTGTTGTTTTGCACGTTAAATTCCTTTGTAACAGACGTACCCTCTTGAAAAGCAACGTTAGCTGCCTCCTGCTGCTGCTTTACTTCATTGATATGTCCTGCAAGCGTCGAAAGCGCTGCCACTGCACGGGCGCCATTCTCGCCCATGTCTTTAAACATCGGGGCCAGCGTGTCCATTTTGCCAGCATTACCCAGTGCTGTAAGCATTTCGATCAGTGCAGCATTCATGTCCTCCTTAACCAGCTTTGTAAAATGCTGCACATCGAGGCCCGCCACACGTGCATATTTGGCTGGGTCTTGATAGATACGTGTAATCACCTGCGACAGTGCCGTAGATGACGCCTCCAGCGCTTGATTATTACTATCGAGCACAGCCGCAAAAGCCATGATTTGTTGTATCGTCATGCCCGACTGGGCGCCTACGCCACCCACACGTGAGGCAAATTCTGCGAGATAGGGTGCCGATGCAGCGCAATTTTGTGAGAGCTCATTAATCACCGAGCCCACCTTAAGCATAGCCTTTTCTGTACCGTAGATTTTTTCGTCGCCGAACACGCCTGTAAGTTTAGAGATGGTAAGCGTCGCCCCTTCCCCGAGGTCGTCGAGCGCTACATTGATTTTATCGGCAGCACGTACGAACCCCATAACATCCTCTTGTGATGTTTTGCCCAGGCGGCCTGCCTCCTGTGCCAGCTTGTTTAGATCTTCGCGTGAAGTACGCGTGTCCATTTTTTTGAATGCATCGTTGAGCTTGTTAACTTGCTCGGTCGTCATCCCTGTATATTTCTGCACGTTCGCTTCTTCCTGCTGCATGTCAGCATAGGCTTGTACCGCTTGCCTCGCAGACATTATAGTTGCTGCAAAAGCAGCTGCTGCACTTGCTGCCGCGGTGCCCCAGTCGTTAATTTTGTTGTTCAGCTTCTCCCAGACACTCAATTTAGGCTTCATGTCATCATTGATGGCATTGATTTCCGCTTTAACTTTGCGGATCTTTTCGAGTTGCTCATCCCATGCTTTCGAGCCTCGCTCAATCCCTTCGAGCGAGCGCTGTAGGGCTTTAAGCGTGAGCTTCAACTCACGCGGTGAGGCTTTGTCGATTCTTTTAAGTGCGATTTCCACGTTAAGCGTTTCCGACTGCATTTGTTTTATTTGTCTGGTCGTTTCCTTCAGCGCCTTGGAGGTTGCTTTCCATTCTTTACTCCCTACTCCCTTATCACTTTGCCTTGCTATCGCGAGCAATTGTTGTCGATATTGTTCAGCCTGTTTTTTCAGGTTGTCGAGCTCCTCTTCGGCCTGCTTGCCGTTAATGTACACATTAGATGTCGCTGTGCTACTATAATTGCTCATATATACGTCTTTTTCACGCAAAATACAGGAGTATCACACTTTCTTAAAAGACAATCTTAATTTTAAACGCCGGCTGTCCGGGATGGGTGTCCAGCGCTGTTTGAGCACGCTGCCAAAGTGTTATCAAAAGTTAAATTAGTGGATTTTGAGACAAAATGTACCAAAATAGTTGCACAGTTAAAATTAAAGCCGTACCTTTGTCATGTAAGAAATGAAGATAACAACAACACTAAAATCAAACAATTATGAAGATCTACGAAATTAGTTACAACTGTGAGAGTGACAACCGAGTGTATAACGTCAACGTGCGCGAGAGCGACGAAGCCTATTTTATAGACTTCCAAACTGGGATCGGCGAGGCCGAGTACCCGAAAGACGGCTTTACCCTCGACGAGGCTTTGCGCGATCAAGCCCACGTCTACGATGAAAACCCCGACGCCAGTGGCGACAGCTGGCAGGTCGTCGAGGAGAATGATCTGCCCGCAACTGGGCAGATCGTCTACGACACCGAGAAAGACGAGGCTCTTGCCAAGCAGCACGGGCTTGAGCTCGTGAGCTTTGACAAGGGCAACTACAACCAGGGCGACAACTTGGTGTTTAACATCGACGGCGACACCCGCGCCGACACGGGAGAATTTTGGGTGGACAAGGAAGGATGGCTGCACGAAAGTGTAACCGCCGACAACGGAGACGAAATCAACTTCAAAATCCCTTATCTCGAGTTTTAGCCACTAACGTGCCCCCGCCCAGCGGGGGCTATAAAAATCTAACGGAAATGGATATATCACAGCAAATAAGGCAGGCCAGGCTGGCCAATGGCGTAAGTATACGCCAGCTGGCCGCCGCCGCCGGCGTGTCAAAGACAACGGTCACGAACATAGAGCAAGGCCACAAGTCGGCCACCGTGTCCCTTGTGCAGCGCATGTTAGACGTGCTCGGCTACGAGTTGACGGTCATCAAAAAGGAGGATTGACCCACCACCCTAACTGGCAAGGCAGGACACCGCAAGTGCCCTGCTTTTTCATTTTCCAGCTTGCACCTTATTTTTTTAAAAATCATTAATATGCAAATAACATTTGCATAAGCGCGTAATTCTTAGCGCTGTAGGGATTAAAAAGGGGAAATCCTCCCCTTTTTTGTGTCGCAAGACCCCCCGCCCGCCCTACGGAGCGAGCGCTGCTGCCAGCCCCTTTGCGAGCGGAATATGTTAAACCGTTTTAAACAGAACGGGCGGTAATGTGCCGCCTGTGCGAAGCATGGGCGGTAACCGCTTTTACCCGGCTTGTCGGGTTGGCGAGGGGTTGCATTTGTGCGCCCATCGGGGGTTGGGGCGGGGCTAAAGCAATAACGCCGGGCTTTAGCTTGCTAAAGCTGGGCGTTACCTTGTGAGCGTTGAGTGCCGGGCTTGCGTTGTGCTGTGTGTCGTCCCGGCTTGCTGGGTCGTACACACAGCATGGAGCGAGCCGTGCATTAGCGAGGTGAAGGGCGCGATTAGCGCCCGCTACTGCGGAGCGTGATACGCTTTACCTCTTGCGATAGATGATGATTGCCGCAAGCACAATTGTCAGGCAAACGGGGATGAGCCATCCCAGGTTGGCTGGCTTTGCGATTGCGGTAGCGTCTTTTGACGATTGCCTGGTCTGCTGGCATGAGCTCGCCACCTTTACGCTGTCGTGCTGTGCTGTGATGAGCGATAGCTCTTTACTGCTTAGCACACCTTTAGTTAGCGTTGCATGCTTGGCACGTAGCGCCATAGGCTGCCAGGCTTTGGCCTGGCCGTTTATGGCGTGCAGTGTCGTGCTTGCAGCTAATTTGCAGGTGTCGAGCGGTTGTTGGCAGCTGCCAGGCATGAGCAAAAGTTCGAAACTGTCGAGCGATATTGTCGTGTAGGTATCAAGGCTTGTTTGCTCTGCAAGCTGCTTTGATGCCGTTTTCACGGCAATTGTGCTGCTGTCCGCTTTTGTTGTGCTGGCGGCGTGTTTTACCGTGTGGCATGAAGTGATCATCGCGGTTAAGCACGCCGCCAATAGAGCACAAGTCCACAGCCCGGCTGGTAATTTTTTTCTAACCATTGAGGTAATTTTTGATTGCGTTGACGTGTAGCTTCACTATCTTTTCTCGGCCAGCTGGGGAGGCGATGATCTTCAGGTCGTCGCGGTTGTCGTAAAACAGGTTTTCCGTGAGTACGGCCGGGCATTGTGTGTACTTCAGCACGTAGAAGTCCGCCCGCCAGCAGTGCTCAGCAGGCACACAGAGATTGCCCATCAGGTCTGCATCAATGGCGGCTGCAGTGATCGATTGAGCGAGTTTGCAGCTCTTTGCGCTGGACTGCTTTGCCACCCACACAGAAAAACCGCGAGCATTGTACCATTTGTCTCCATTTCCCGCGGCGTTGGCGTGCACAGATATGAACAGCACATTGTCTTTGCCCAGTTTCCTGCACCAGCCGTTCACGCGGTTTACGCGCTCTATGAGCGACACGTCTTTGTCTTCAGGCACGATGCGCTCTGCATCATAGCCCAGGTCGCGTAAGCGCGTCACGAGTTCGGCTGCCACCAGGCGGTTGAAATTGCCCTCGCGGAAACGGTGCTCATACACCGTTGCATCGCTCTCGATGCTCATGCCGTCGACTATGGGCGAGTATTTGCCGTTAGTGTAGGCATCTCTACCATGCCCATTATCGATCAATATCTTCATTTTGTTTTTTGTCTTGCGTCTCACGATGCCCGCTCACATCTGAGCCTTGTTGTGGTATATTGCCGGGGCGGCGGCCTTTTAATATATCTTCGAGCTCGTTACTGTCGATTTCGAGGTGGCGCGCTGTCTTGTCGACCATGACTCGCTGGAGGATTTGTGCCCATCGCGCGCCGTTGCATGAGCTCGCGTTCTCGAGGATGCTCCACCCTTGCCAGGCTATTACTGCTCCGGCGCTAAGCTTGAGCGCGTTGAACGGCAATGAGCTGGTAATGTATATGTGTGTGTAGAACGCAAAAATGAGCAACGCATATACAAGCATTAACGTTATCACTGTGTCGCCGAAATCGTGACTTTTGAACTTAGCAGCGTCAGGGTTTGCAAGACGCGGATAAATGCGACGTGCACGGCGTGCAAGCAAGTAAGCACTTAGGCAGTCGCCCAGCACTGCGACGGTGCACAGCGCTACGTATGGCCCTGTTGGGGCCAGCGCTGTAATGATTGCCCCCGCACATGTAAATAGTAGTCGTCGTATGTTCTCGATGTTCATGATGTGTTATGTTTTGTCAGTATCGCCTTGGCTGTTGGGCAGTGTTTCATCTACCACTTCTTTCTCCTCGGGAAATGCCTCGTAGTACTCATCATCGCTCATTGCTTGCAGTTCGTTGATGCTGTCGCGAATGTCCTGCCTGCGCTGCTGCCAGCCCGTGTGCTCGCTCACGTCGCGACCCTCAAAGGCTTTTAGGGCGATGTAGTCGGTGCTTTGTAGCTCTTCTTTGAGCTCTTGTATTTTCTGTGTTCTTGTCATAATTATGTATTGTTTATTTGTTTCCAAGTCCTTGTAGCTCCCACGACCACTCCCACGTACACTTTGCCGCTGTCGTCGACCTTTAGCTGGCCGTTGAACGACGGCTGCGACAACAAGGCTGGTGCTGGTACCGACCGCCACGCTGCATCGGAAAATGTCGGCACCACGGGCGTGCTGTGGTTGTTAACGTCAAGCGGCGTCCACCACTCCTGCCGTGCGTCGTCCCAGCACTGCATGTTGCAGTAGTAGCGAGGGTTGATGTTGGCAACGCAATGCAGCGTGTGTATTTTCGCCCCGTAATGCTTGATTGTAGCCCCTGCTGCAATGTCGGCAAATTGACCTGCAAATTGGCTCACGAACTTCATGGTGTAACGCCCTGCTGGCAACTCTGCACTTGTCTTGCTCATTTCATAATAGCCGTTTATGCCCATGTCGACACCCTCGGAATTGACACAGCTGTACACGTGTATTCTGTAATACGAAATCACTCGCCACTTGCCACTCACCTCAAAGTCCACTTCCCTGACAAACATGTGGGGTATGCCGGCATCCCAGCCCGTCGCACCAACCGCCATCCAGTCGGTTGTGTCGTTGGTGCCTGTCAGCAGCCCGTCGGCACTGTCGTAGGCACGTGTCTTAGGCCACGTGTAAGGCGCGCCAGCGTTCTTGTACGTAAAGGCGTAGTCCTGCGCCTGCACGGCTTTGGCGTTGTTTGGATACTGAAAGGGCAAAATAGCTTCAACAAAGTTGCTGTCGGCAACCATGACATTGTCGTTGTACTTCAACGGCTCCACATCGCGGTCGTATATGCGCAACGCCCACAAATCTGCAACATAGTTAGGCGCACCTGTCATGATTGCAAGCCAGTCGTCGCCTTGCAGCCAGCTGTCGCACTTGTACGCGTCGCGCTGGCACTCGATTATCTTGCGTGAGCACTTGTCGTAGAGCCTCACGATGCCTTGCTTGCGGTCTATTACCATGAGCACGCGGTCGTTGGGCATACGCGCCTCAACGCCCGTCTGCGTCGCTGCCAGCTGCCAAGCTGTCCCCGATAACGGGTTGAGCTTGCTGTCACCCGAAAAAGCATAAGCCCCGTCAAAGGTGGTCGAGAATGCTGCGTGATTGTTGCCGAATTTGATTGTGAAGTAAGTCATCGCCGCCGTGTTGTTATAGCCGTTGAGGCCGCCGTTACACTGTGCGCAAATCTCGAGCGTGATAACGTCAGTAGCCTCGAGCAGCTCTATCTGCCTTGCGTTGAGGCGGTAGCAAAAGCCGCTGCCAAACGTCGAGTGCGACTGTGCGCTGTCCATGAGGCGTTGGTTGATATAGTCTTGCACGCCCTTTTGGCTCATCACCTTGTCGGTCGCCGTGCCCGTGGTCTGTACAATCTCCGTGCCACTGGTCGACGCGTTGCCGTTACGTATCTTCACCTGCGAGGTCTTCCCGTCGCTGGTGGTAATCTCCACGACGTTGGTGTCGCCGCTAATCATTGAGGCCACAGTCTGCTTCACGCTCGTAATTCCCACGCCAGTTGCGCCCGTGTCTCCCTTGTCGCCTTTCTCGCCCTTTTCGGCGGCAAAGGTGTAGGTTTTGCTGTTGTACACCACGCCAGTCACGTTCTTTGAGCTGTCGGCAACGAGGTAGAGCACGTTGCTCGATGTCGCCTTGCTGGTGTCGGTAATCACCTGCGTGCTGTTGCGCAAGTCCACCGACGTTGCGTAGTAGTCCACCGCGGCGGTGAAGCTGTCGGCCATGAATGTCATCCACGTTCCCGTGAACTCCGTACCGTCTATGTCGGTGAGCACCATGTCGTCGGGAATGTACAGCATGAAGTAGCCGCCACGCACTTGGCAGGTGTTGACGATATAGTCCGTGTCGTTGTCGGCCATGTGGAGTTTGACGGCGATGGGCATCGGGGCGTTGCCCTCCACGATGGCATTGATTTCGGCTCGGTCGGCGGTGCTGTCGACCATGATAGCCCCTGCGCCGCCCGATACGCCTATTTCCAGCAGGTAGCAGGACTTAATCCTCTCTACAAGCGACTGAAGCCCGTCGTAGTTTAGAAACTTTTGCATAATCAGAATAAAGCGTTAATCTCTGAGGTGGCGATGGGTGTGTAGAGCTTGGTGGAAGACTTGCCCGTGTCAACGATGTAGAGGTCGCCCGTGTCGTCGTCGGCAAAAAGGAAAGTGCCGTGCAGGGTTATGGGGCTAAGTGCCGCAGGGCTGCCTCCTTTCACGACTTCTTGTATAGTGTTTGTTTCAAGTAATAGGACATAGCCCTTGTAGCTTGCGTCGGTCGATATGCTGCTCGTAGATGATACCTTGCCATGATAGCAATCGTCTTCGCCAGGGGCCTCGGCAATGGCTTCTTCTTTTGCTCTTTTGCATGCCTCGTTTATGGTTGTATCACAATCATCAATTGTGTAGTAATTTTCGAGGTCGACCTCGGCCTTGAACGAGCCAAGCTCTTCCCATGCACCGTTAGTGTAGATATACTCGTTGTACTTTTGCGTTGTGCCCTTTGATGTGGTCATTGCAACGAGGTGGATTTTATTCTCGTTGCCCGTTGCAGGCTTGTCGGGCAGGGAGCTCACGACAACGAACAGGGTGCGGTCGATGGCGTTGATTGAAGATGTGATTTTGTTGATGAGCTCGGTGCGCGTGTCGCTGAGCAGCTTGTTGGTAGGTGCTCCGTCGGTCTGCCCACCAAGCGACGTGTAGAGCTTGGTGATGCCTGCGGTGCTGGTGTTGCCCGTCGAGTAGGTGGTGTCTTGGTAGTTAATTGTTCCCGACGAGCCGTCTGCTCTTGTGTAGGTGAGCGTCTTGTTGCCGCTCCCCGTAATATTTTTGATTGCCTCATTCTTTGCGGCAAAGTAGCTCTTGAGCTTTGTGATGAGGGTTTTGAGGCCCTCAAGTGATAGGAATTTTGTCATTTTGCTGTGATGTTAGAATAGTTGATTTATCTCTTTGTCTGTGATTATTTCTATGTTATAGGCAGTGCTATAATACTCGTCGCTGTCCAGCAGCGTGCCCTCGTGCAGCTGCATCCACATGCCGCGGTGCTCCACGCCCTCGGCGTCGGTGAGCATTGCCGCCTCGGGGATGTACACGCGCAGCTCCCCGCCGCGCACTTCGCAGGTGTTGCTCTGGAACCGCTGCCAGCCGCATTTCAGTTCGATGAGCGGTGGCAGTGCAGCCGCGCCGGCGGCGATGGCGGCCGCCTGCCGCCTTTGAGCGGGGTCGCGCACATAGAAGCACCCTTGTCCGGGCGTGAGCGTGAGTGTGAGCATTGTGCTTTGCATCTCGCGCCGCTACTTTTGTGTCAGTACCGCACCGTTCCAGAAATACAGCTTGCCCTCGGCCGTGTCATAGAAGAAGAATACCTTTGGCGGCACGATCTCCTTGAGGTAGCGGCTGGCGGTGTTGTGCACCATCCTCATGCCGGCTGTGTAGAGCTTGCCCGTAGCTGCGTTAAAGGCGTAAGTGCCCGCGGCAGGGATATTGATCGCGGCGTCCTTGTCGGTGTATACGGTGCCGCCTATCACGCCCAGGCTGCTGAAGGTGCCCGCCTCGATGAGCATTCCGTCGCCTGCACGCAGGTCGAGGTTGGTGGCGATGTTGTTCACTGCCACGAGCTGGCTTCCAGTCCACTGGTACAGGATTGTGTTCTCGGTGTCGAGGAAGAAGAAGTCTCCCTCAGGCTTCACCTGCACAGGGTCGGTGCCCCACTTCCACAGCTCTTCATCGGTGGTTTGGAACACGTAGCCGGTGTATTTCGGCGACAGGGCGGTGATGTCGGGCATCACGAGCCCGTGGTACACTTTATCCGTTGCCTTGCCCGAGGTGCCGTAGTAGCTGAACGACCCCGTAGTGCCGTCGGCCCGTGTGTAGGTGATTGTGCGGTTGCCGCCGCTCTCGCCCGTGATGCTGGCCACAGCCTCGCTTTTTTTTGCGAACTTGTTCTTCAAGCCCTGGGCAAAGCGGGCAAGCATGTCGAGATTAATTTTTTTTGTCATAGCATGGGTGAGTTTTATAGTTGGTTGATAATTTCGTCGATATCGCTCTCGTTGGCATCCTCTGCGATGGCACCTTCAATTGATTTGATCAAGGCGTCGACTTCGGCCTTGGTGTAGGCGTCTGTGATGCCGTAGCCCGCCAGTGTGGCAGCCTTGTCGGCCTTGCCATTAAGTAGGGTGTCGGCCTCCTGCTTGGTGTAGGCGTCTGTGATGCCGTAGCCCGCCAGTGTGGCAGCCTTGTCGGCCTTAGAGGTAGATAGCGTGTCGATGTCGCTGCGTAATTGCGTGAGTGTTTTGCTTAGATTTTCGTTATCCTTGATGCCAGATAGGAAATTGATAACCTCCTTAAAACTTTCGATAGCTTCTGTAACATTGCCGTTAACGAGCGTATCGACAGACGAATCCATTTTTGCGACTGCATCATAGATTTGCTGCAGGATATAGCCCACGCGCTCTGGGGTGACGGCGTTTTGTTGCGTCTCGGCGCGCAGGCTGTCGATGAGTGATTTAATTGTGTCTGCCATATTTTTTTATTTTGTGTGAGTGCGGTAATAATTAGAATTGTTTCGCATTTTGTCATAGTCGAGCGCGTCGGCCATGGCAGCGCAGAACTCTTGCCCTAACGAGTCGGACATAAAGTCGCGGATGTTGAAGTAGGAAGAGTAGAATTTTTTAGAGAACCACGGTTTAGCGATACGCTTCTTGGCCCGTCCTATGTCTCCGTGGTTGCCGCGGTAAACTTCGCGGCCTGTGCCATAGTTGACCCACAGGCCATACTCGGCGAACTCCTGCGCAAGTGCAATTTTAGTAAAGCGTCCATCAGCATCGGCGCGGATGCCGATGGGCGACTCGAAGAGGTGACCGGTGCGTATAGCGCCAAGCAGCACGATTTGTTCTTTCCAGATCTGGACCATCGTGTTGTTAAAAGCCTGCACATATTTTTGGCGGGCTTCGATTTTCTGTTGTTCGGTTAGCTCAGCCATTCGTCGTTGTTAACTCTAAGGTCGGTGTACACATCGACAGCGATCTGAAAATAAGCCAGGGCGCAGCCTGCGGCGAAATACTCATCGATCTCAGTGAATTGGATGCGTGGATCGATATAGATAGGTCCTTGCGATATACGCGTGCGCTCGAGAATCAGCTTTGTCATGAACTGTCTAAAGAGCTCTCGCATCTCGTCCATACAGCGTTGGCGTGCTTGCATGTCGCCGAGGCGGTGGCGGTGCAGCATGTACACCGTTTTGACGCGTCGGGTGTGCGGTGTGTTGTCGAGCTGCGTTGTGCCTGCGGCGATGTCGCTGGCACAGACGGCGCAAGTAACCGACTGCATGTTGTTAATGTATTCTTCGAGCCCTCGCAAGCCAGACACACGGCAAAAGCGATAGCCCTTTGATTGAGCCAGCTTGTTTTTCGCCGTGAGGCCTTCAAAGAAGCTGACGGCATCCCAGTTGAAATTACTATTTTCCATATTTTGCCTCCATTTGTGCCGCCTCGCGGGCTTTTGCGTCGAGCTCTGTAAGCGCGCGCCAAGTGTCCATCTCGAGGATAGTTTTTTCTTTTGTTATATCGCCGCCCGTGAGGGCGCGTATTTGTGCGTTTGTTGCCTCTTGCAGCTGCAGTTCGATTGGTTTGCCGTGCTCCATCATGTTGCTGTTTTGGTTTGCAGCAGGCTGGAAAAAGTTAGGCCATCGTCGTGCAAAAAGCAACTTCAGCGAGGTAAACCAATAGAATACATTCATTTTCTCGGCGCGGTTGATTTTGAGATTATCCTTGTTGTACATCAGATCCGCCATTTGCTGCAGCAGGTTTTGGTCGTGCTTGGCGAGATAGCCCTGGTAGAGATTTTCGAGGTAGAGGTATCGCTGAAACTCCACCTCCTGAAAATCAGCAGGCAGCGCTCGGCAACCTTTAACCCGCGAGATTCGCACTGGATAATCAGGCATTGTGCCGAGGAAATCCAAAGCGTGTATAGCGTTAGCCACAAGCTGCGCGGAGGCTTGGAACTCCTTTTTGCCGTGTCGCAGCACGTAGCCGTCGCCGTAACGGCAGACCACTGCGACCTCGCCCCAGCGAAAAAAGCAGTAGGTTTTAAGCTGCTCGAGGCTCATGCAATCAGACAGCAGGCTGAACACATAGTACAGCTGCGCATTGGAAAGTTCTTTCCATGAGGTAGGCAGATATATGTTGATAGCATTGTTATCCATATCAGAACCAGAATCCTTTAGATTTTTTTTGATTATTGAATTTCTCGGGGCTCCATTGCTTAGCCAATTTACTGCTTGCCCACTCCGGGAATTTGTCGGGGTTGGTGCGTACGTACTGCACGATGTCGCGCAACATGTTGATGTGTGTTTGCTCCCCTTTAAGCAGTGCGATCACCTCGGCTTGCACACTTTCTGCCAGGTCGACATCATAATCATTTTTTCTTGTTGCGAGAGCACGGCGCCAGCGCGGCATGAGCGGGCCGAAAAACTTTGCTTCGAGCTCCGCTTCGATATATACAGCGCGTAAGCGCAACTTCAGGTAGTCTTCGTAAAGATCCTTTGAATCTGGCACCACTTCGGCCACCTGCGACAAGCGCTGCACGAAGCAGCCCGTCCACCAATTGTAGCCTGTAGAGTCTTGCCAGTCCGGCATTGTGCAGAGCGAGTCGAGCAAGAAGTCGAGCGCGCGGTCACGCGCGGCCAATAACGAAGCCAGCAGGCGGTCGACTCGATCACGGCTGGCCGGCACTACGTTAGCGTTGTTGACCACTCCGAAGCCGTTAGGCGTAAGAATCAAGTCGAGCGCCGGCAACGCCTGCACCAGGGCGCGGTTGGCAACAAGGCTGGCAAGCTGGCACCAGGCCGTCGAGTTTTTATCTGCCGAAATCTTCTCATACAGCTGCTCACCTGTGACGTATTGCTTAGCCCACTCTTCGGCCAGCGCAAGTTGATTTTGCACCTTGTCGAAGAGTGTAAGCTCCCCATCAACCGTTACCACTTGGTTAGGCAGGAATTTTTGAAGCGTATTTTGGTCATTGATTAACATTGTTGTCAGGATTAATAGTTACACTTTTAGCGTCTTTATTCTCGTCGAGCGTGGTAAGCTGTATAAACGGCACATCGACCGACACGCCTGCCCAGCCATTGATTTTGATAATGATATTGTGTACAAGAAACATTAAATCATGATAGGGCTTTTGCAGTGCCTGCGCGATGGTATAGAGCTCGCGCTTGTCGCTGCCGCTGTTATTGGATTGGCTCTTACCCGGCACACTGCCCACCAGGTTAGAGTGTACCTGCATAGTAAAGCATATCATGTTAACCGCCTCCTGGATATCCGTTGACCAGTCGCCGCCTTCGGTAGCGCCGGCATCAATCTTGTTAATTTTGACATCGTGGCACTCGTTGCGGTCGGGAGTGACATAGAAAGACGAGAACCATGTTTTCCCCGAGTTTTCTGCCCCTGTCAGGAAGTCGAGAATATTTTGCTTTTCGAGATTAATACGTTTTTGTTGTTCGACTCGATCGGTAATCCCCTCTCGGCGAAATATGCGATCCCAATACTTGTCAGATATTTCGACATGGTATTTAATCGGGGCCGAGTTTTTGAGTTTAGCCTCCTTGGCCATGCCGATAAGTTTTTTAATGTTGTACCATTTGCCCATGAACAGAGCGGCGTAGTAGGGTATAGGGTAGTACGTGTGATCCGCTGTTGGCGTGCGCGTAACGATTGCGAACTTGTTCTGTTTAGTATTTTGCATGCGGGCGAGCAAATCGCTGTAAGGGTTTTGTTCGTTGAGCAGTGGTATCACTTCAATGGCATCGGGGTTGTCCATGTTGCGCCATTGGGCATAATACACATTGGCGATAGTCCCATCGGGTTTTGCGGGGGAAAACCGACAATACATAGCCTCCTTGCGCAAGATGCGTGCTATGCGCTTGCGGTTGTTGGACAGAATGAGCACCGTAACGGCAAACCCCCAGTGCTTGAGGTCTTGGCACGTGCCGAGGAAGTAAGCCGGCAGAGAGTTGTCGAGCATCCAGTCCGTCACGTCGTTTTTAATGCGCCGTGAGGCCTGGTCGGTGTTGTAGTGCAGGCCGCTGCCATAGCACATTTGGGCATTCCAGAGCAGGCAAGTGGACACCGTTTCGTCGGACTCAATCAACGACAACATGTTATAGGGCATTTGGTTATCTGCGCCCCAAGGCATATATGACAGCCCGTGATCCAGATTAACGGGCATCAAATCATCCTGCTCGCGAAACACGCTTGCAGAATCGACAGAGAAGGCTGCACGGGCATTGACGCCTGGTATATCCTCGATAGAGGGAGACATGTAACGATCAATCATAAGTAAACCTGTAAACCATTTATTTCATAGATACAAACATCCCTTATTGTCCGTATTTGCCGAGATGCGAGAATTTTAACTTGTCGAGTGCCAGCTCGAAAATTGTAGCGCAAGCCCACACAGTTTTTGAGCACCATTGCAGCGCCGTTACGGCGCCAGACCTTAAGGTCGACCGGATCGCCACTGTCGAGCATTTTGCGGGCTGTAGAGATATGTATGCCGTTAGCCATAATTAGTTAAAAATATAATCGTATTGTTGTGTAAATATACGTTGGTGTTGTTGTCCTTTGAGCTTTGCTCTTGGAGAGACATAGCGATAAGTGAACTTAACATTGCTCATAGACTCGTGGCTGTTTGTAACATTGTAGGTGTAATCAGTGATGATAACTTTATCGTCATCGATATACACCTCGTTGCTTGTCAGCAGCTCTTCTATCCACTGTGCTGTCTCTGTTGATAGCAGGGCAGTTTGCATTTCGAAAGAACGTTGTGGAGATATGTTGTACAGCTCTGCGTTGCGCGCCACCAAGGCCACCTTGCGGCTGTCAGAAGTCACGGCTTCTGTGACGGCATTAAGCGGTGCGCGCTCTTGGATACCGAAACAATTTTTGAAATTAAGCGTTAGATCGTCCTTGACGGGGCTAACATACCATGTAATCATCCGCGCTCCCACGGCCATCGCGACAGAGAGAATTTTGATATCCTGCCCTGCGAGTTCGGCCGCTTTAGCTGCTATATTTGCTGCCGATAAGGCATAGGTAACGATACGCGTGGAGTTAGTCAGGGCATCTGGCGTGTAATGCAGAGTTGTTAGCGAGCAGTCCTGCTTGCGTGCGACGATTGTAAAAGTCGGTGTAACGTCCTGCCCCGTTGCCTCCATGTAGCAAGCCACCGAGTCGATGCCATCGGCAGGCAGCTGCTTAGCTGCGCGCGTTGTCAGGAAATGAGATTGCAGCCATGTGGCTGCGTCCACATTTGCATCGCGCTTGCAATACACCACATCGGCGGCGGCGAGATTCCATTCACTCTCAGTGTCATCTTTATAGGACACCGAGAAATTGATATACACTTTGTCGGCCGCAAGCATATACTCTTCGACAGCATCGCGCACCTCATAGAGCGTTGCTGTTTGGTTGTAGACATCAAGCTCAGCAGTTAGGAAGCTGCTGCCTTCGGCTCCTGAGGGCTCCCACAGCTTCACGGAGACCTTGTGCCCTGAGGAGCTGAAATGCAAGTCGGGTACTGCGCTGGAGAAAAGCGTGCCTGCGAGCTGAGTTGTGATTTTCGATGCCATTTTTTTTGCTTTTACTCAAATATATTTGTCCTTTTGTTATGGAGAAAAGACAAAAACGGCCAGCATCTCATGATGCCGGCCGCGGGAATAGAACGAAGATATATAATAAAGAAAGCAGTATTACAACATACCCGACACATCGTAGCCGTCGAAGAAAGCGTGTGGTTTTTTCTCACATCCGATATAGAGCGTATCGAAAGCATCTGTGCCGTCTGTGCGGTGCTCAAGCAGGTTTTCCTCGTTTTCTGGTTCCTTCTCTCCTCCTTTGTTTTTACGGAACCCGTTGCGACCACGGACAACGCCCGCCGTTTGGATAGCCAGGATAAGGTCGTCGTTATTTTGACGGTTGAAAAACGGCATAAGACGGCCTTTGCCTGCGAACCCCTGGTTAATCAAGAGATACTTCTCGTCGTGGCGCATGGGGTTGCCCAGGTATTCATCTTCAACATTCCAGCCGTGGCGGTTAAACTCGTTAACAATCACCCAGTGGAAATCCTGCTCGTTGACCGCGTAATTAGATCCCAGCGCCGTGCTGTCGTAGTAAAAAACCACCGTGTGGTTACGGGAATGCATATAGTAGCGGCAGAAGTCGGTAATCAACTCCGGCAGCTTGTGGTCGAACTTTACAAAGAACGATTTTAGCACAAGCAATTTATTCCCTCTTGGCTGTCCTGCCACAATCCAGTTAATGTTGGCATTGTAATCCATGCCTATGCAGATCGGGCGGTCAGGGTCGAGATCCTTGTCTGCGCGGCAGTCGAGCGCAGTGGGGTCGACCTCCCAGCCCAGTGAGTCCAGATAATTGAAATCACTTGCGTTATACTTGTGGTGTTCCTTCATCGACGAGTAGAAACCATCCTTTGCGATGCCTATACGTCTGCACAGTATAGACGTTTGGAAAGTGAGCGGTGTCAGGTCGCGCTTCATCTGAGCAATATAATTTTCGCCCAGCAGCTGTATATTTTCGATTGATGAGTATTCCTTGTAATAGACCGCCACCGAGCGCATGCGGTTAAGGTCGCGATCGAGTTTTTTTAGATAGCCTTGCAGGTAACCAGGCACTTGTTTGCCTGCGGCCTGCATGTCTCGAATACGCTGTTTAGTGTGCCATATCTGCCAGATGGCGCCCTGAATAGCTTTGATAAGGTCGGTGTCCATTTTGTCTTTGTAGTGGAGAAACCATGAACCTTTAGAAGTCTGCGGCATATCAGACAGAATCATCATCGAGTGATTGTAGCTGCGATTGCCGAAATAGGACTTAATACCGCCGTTTGCCGGCAGCGTCTCGTCCTTCAGCTTTTGGTAGTCGATAAACTTAGCTTCGTCAATCAGCAGCCAGGAGAGCGTGAGCGAGTTAGAAGAGCCAGGCCGATCTTGCGAGATAATGACAGCCAGAGAACCGTTATAGAATGAGATTACATGCTCGTAATCGGCGGGCTCGGTAATCGGCTTTTTAAACGACTTTGGCGGGCGTTTGCCCACCACATAATGAATGTCCTTAAGATAGCCCCAGCGCTTCCATGCAGCCAGGAGGCCAGGGATCGTGTTAGTGAGCCCATGCTTGAACGTTGGCACCACAATGCCGCCAGTGCTGCCCGCCATGCGCTGCATGTTGCGCAGCACGAAAGGCGCGGCGATAGAGTCCGTTTTGCCTGTTCGTCGGCCAGCGACGATAACGCTAATGTTAGCGCCGATAAGTTGAGTTAGACGCTGCGGGCGGTTAAAGTATATCCTCTTCGGGGGCTTCGGGGGTGCTGTTTTGTTTTGTGTCGTTAGATCCATATAGTTCGTCAAGTTGCAAATCGGCTTCTTCGTACTCCACATCCTCTATATCCCGGGACTCCTTCGTGTATTTGGCGATAGTATTTTTAATTACCTCGTCGATATTAGGTATAGGCTTGATGCCCAGTACAGAGGGGTCTTGCGTGGCCGTGAACGGCTGCACGACAATCATATCGTAAGGCATCACCTGTTCATCCTCCAGGTCGACCCGGTTGTATTTACCATAACTACTTGCGGCGCGTTCCATCGTTTTCGTGTCCTTGCGCTTCTTCGCCATCTGGTAAGTTTCGATCAGCATTTGATTAGTGCGCCATCGGTGATAATCGCGTGATGACGACGTGAGCGCCGGCAGCAATTGCTTGACGAGAGCGAGGTCGCCGTATACCAAGCGCGGCGACGCGTTGTAGCGGGAGGCGAACTCATCTACAAACTGACGGTCCTTTGCGTCGGGATTAGCCAGCATCCACTGGTATTCGTCGCGTATGCGCAGCATCTTGTTAACCTGCTCGATACTGTATTTTTTTTCGAGCGCGTCGGCGGCTGTGAACAAATCACGGCGGCAAACATCTATGAAATCAGGGCGAGGCATTACTCATCATCCTCCATGTCGAGCAGTGCGCGGTGGCAGTTGTCGAGCGCCACGGGAGAGCCCACTTTGGCAAGCATGATTTCCTGCTTGCGCAATTCCACTTTAGTAGCCACCTTGCCGCGGTTGTATGCCAGGGCTGCAGGGCTGCCTTTGATATTAATGTCAGTACGCAGCAGCTCGGCAGGCAGTCCGAGCACTGTTGCCATGTCGGAAACAGAGAGATACAGCGAGGCCATGCGCTCAATCTGCTGCAAGACGTTGTCCGTATAATTCATGTAGCGGAACGGATTTGTTATTAATAATCTGCATCATCTGTCCGTGCAGTGTGTTGAACACAGCAGGGCTTGTAAGCAATACGGCCGATTCGTGCCGGTTGCCTCGTGTAAGATTTTGCGACGTCACCACCGAGAGCACTTTGCCCTTATCGTTTTTAACCAGGAGAATTTTGCTGTGGTTGTCGGCGAGGTAAGTTTGCGTGATCACTTGGTTGATGAATGACCAGAGTTTTACTGTTTTGTTTGTCGCCTTATGGTCGAGCACAAGGTTAAAACGCTTCACCAGCCCACTTTTATTGATAAAGTAGAGCCGTCGAAGAAATTCCTCCGAGATACTGAAAGATGTTTGCCAGACTTCAGAGCGACCCATTTGTTGCAGAGCCCACTCCAGCACGTCTGCCACTTGCAGCTCATTGGTGAGATAAGCCTGGACGGGCGTTGTTGCCAGCGGTTGCAGCCACGCGTTAATATTTACGCCGCGTTTCATTTGCCTATGCCCAATGCCTTAAGCTCCTGCAGGAGCTCTTGAGAGGGGTTATTGACCTGTTTAAGCCATCCTTCGATGCGTGCTTGTAGTTCTGGCGTTGGATTCTTCTTATAGCGAGACTTGTTAAGATTGATAAGGCGCAACGCCTTCAGGCTTGCCTGTCGTGCGTCGTCCTTATGTACTACGGCAGCTGCCTGGATGTCGTAGTCGTCGTATTTTGCCCAGTTTGCGTGCAGTCGCTCGTCGAGTTCGACAAGTTCCTTAAGGTAAGGGTATCGGTCGGAATCCGGGCAGATGCCCGAGCGAGCCTCCATGGCACGGAGCTGAAGGTGCACTTCTCGCATCCGTCGCACGATAGAGAGATTTTCGACGTAGCAGGCCTTGATATTATCGGGCAAGCTGTCGTGATCAGCGCGTTTGCCCGCGCGAAACTCCTTAGATTGTGCAGCATCGGTCCCCTTCGGGTAGGCAAAATGAGCCTGCTCGATGTGCTGCACCTTTTCGCCCATCAGCTGCACCTGTTGGTGAGTAACCGCTTTAATGCGGAAATTGTAGTAGCGTTGCAGGTGCATTGCGAGATAACCCGCGAATGCAGGCAGGTTGGCGCACATCTGGTTATAGAGGATGCGATTGCCCGTGAGCTGCAGCAGCATCATTGCCCCTTTGTTGAGATCGCGATCGGCTGGGGCTGTGTCGAGCCAGGCCTTGAGATCATCTGTAAATTTTTGATTGTATTGCATAATCAGTTGTTATTAATCCCACATATTGGCAGCACCGTTTTGCCCTTATCGAGCAGCAAGCGAGCCACATTAGATATTGTGCCGCCCGTGGTAACAATATCATCAAAGAGGATGATATTAGGTTGCGACGGGAGATTAACCAGCCAGTAGTTGCCATCGAAACGCTTGTGGTTTTTTGCGGCTGCAACAGGGTTGACAAACGGTAGATTAAGTTTTACAGCGATGTTGGCCGCCACAGCGATTGCAAAATTCCACTCCTTGTGTCGGCGTGCAGGCGTAGTAGCCACGCACCATGTATTGGGATGTGGCTGGTTAAGCAGCTCTTTAAGCAGATCGGCGCATGCAGCTGCCATGACGGGCACCATGTCGCGGTCGGCTTTGATTTCGGTAAGCAACTGGCCTTTAATCGCCTTTTGCCAGATTGTTATCACCCAGAGCCCGTTGTGCCGGCGCAGCGCGATACGCTTAGTAGTGAGGTCGGCGCGGGCCAGGCCGGTGTTATTCCAAGCCTTGCGTTTGACTACTGCAAACAAGTTTTTTTGGCCTTGTGGCAAAACATCGGGCGCGTCGATCTCCAGCGAGGGCGAAACGTCGTTCAGGAGTTCGCCGATGGGAATCGAGAGCCCGATGTCACTTTTATTCATGAGCGCTTATTGCCTTTTTCAGGAGCCCCCCGATGGTTTGGTAGTTGCGGCAGAGGGTGAAGCGTTGATTTCGCCATCCTCGGTTACAATCTTGCCGCCATAGAACGGGCAGGGCACCTCGTCGGTACATTCCGCGTTGATTGTTGTGCCTGCAGCGTTGTTGCCTTGCCCGAGATCTTGTGCGACCGTGGACTTTGTTTGCCACTTGTCGTTGCCAAGCACACGGTAACGACCAGCCATATCCTGCACGAGATAGACATTGTCGTTATTGTTGAGATAGGCAGCTGCTGCGCTGGCTTCGGCGCCTACGCCAGGGTGTACAGCCTCGAGCTTGTTAAGCTGTGTCTGGCTGGGCTCTTCGCCTTGTGCCTCGCTGGTAAGCTTTGACTTGTCGACCAGCACATCGATATACTTCCAGGTAGCATCAGATGCAAGAGAGAAATCGCCCTTCAGCTCAGTAGAAGTAGGCCGGCCGTTTTCGTCGCGCGGCAGCGTTGGATAGTCGACGATGTTTTGCTTTGAAATGTAGTATATGCGTCGGCGAATGCCCGGATATACGGCAGTACCCTGGCACCAGTCGAGCGACTTTTGCAGATTAGGACATGTTTTAGCCATAGTTGAGAGAATTAAAATTAAGCCTTACTTGTTATGTTGACCACTTTAAGCAATTTTTTGTCAATGCTTCGGAACTGAACGCCAAAGAACATTGCAGCAGAAAGGGTGATCATGAAAGGCGAGAAGCGATCGATCTGTATGCGCTCCACGTCGCTCATGTTGTCGTAGCCATAGAGCATGTTGTCCTTTGTTGTGATGAAGAACTGTCCGTCCCAGCTTGTACCGCCAGCGATGCTGGGCAGCGGAACGAGCGTCATCTTGTGGCTTGTGCCTTCGACATACATTTGCTCATAGCTTTGGTTGTAGGGCACGCCCAGGTGGGCTGCCAGATAGCCATCATTGTACGAGTCGGCAAAAGCCTGCGAGCAGAAGAAGAACGTTTCGCGCTGTCGGAGGTGCGGGTCGAGACTGCGCACAATATCCTTAGTAACCTCGAAAGCATTAGTGGATGTAAGAGCAATCTCCTGCTCATACAGGTTGCCCTTGCCTGTGGCGATATTGCCTGCAGTTTTCTCTGCATTGGCAATAGTTCCGAAGCCGTCGAACAGTTTGTCGGAAGTGTCGCCAGTAGGGCTGTGTTTAGCCGTAAAGAGATTGTCCTGAATCTTTTCGCCCAGCGAGGCCATCATTGCTTTAAGCACCAGCTTAGTGATGTCGGATGTTTTCTGTGCATCGCCAAGGAAGCCGCTGTTTTGTCCGAGCACTGTTGCTATCTCGGCATCAGGGTCGAACTCTTCGACCACATTGCCAAAGTAGGTACGCAGTTCGCGATAGTCGATCGACGTAGTAGCCGACGACTTGCGGTCGGATTTGTAGGGAGCGAATTGGGCATTACTGCTGTAAGCGCCCACTTTTTCGCTGTAACGCACGCCAGGGATACCCGTCATGTACTTCAGGGTGTCCTGCATTGCAAAGATAGGCATGAGGAGAAGCTCCTTTTGCCACTTGATAGCCGACTTTTGAAAATCGGCATCGGAGATGTTGATAGTGTGATAAGCCATAGTGAGTTGATTACTGATTGAACAATTTTTGTGCGCGGCGGAACACGGCCGAGAACTCAGCGAGTGCGGGGTTGTCGGGCTCTGTGTCGGCGGCTTGTGTTGCGTTTTGCACCTGGCTGGAGTTAGCTGCTGGTGCGTTTTGGAGGCTCTCTATGAGCTTATCCTTTTCAGCGAGCTGCGTTTTGAGCGCGGTTTGCTGAGATTTGTAGTTTTCGGTCTCTTGCAAGAGGTCGGCAAACTTCTGCTCCAGCACATCGAGCTGCGCGGTTGGCAGCGAGATAATGCCATCGGTTGCAGCAAGGTGCTCACAAGAGAGCAGCTTGCAGATGTTGTTGTAGTGAAGATCCATTTTGTTTATTTGTTTTTGGGGAGCAAAAAGCGATGCGAGCGACTTGATGAGTTTATCAAATGCGTTATCTCTGGCGACTGGCAAGTTAGGCACGGGAATCCCTGCATTAGCCAGCGCGTGGACGAGCGCGGAATCAAGCACCGGTGCCTTGTCGGCTGGCACGTCGGTGATTTGGTCAACAAAGCCCCAATCCAAAGCTTCTTCGGCTGTTAGCCAGCCGCCAATCTTCATCAAGTTAAGCAAAGCTGTTTTATCCTTTTTGCATTTATTGGCATACATTTGGGCCACTACGGCGTCCATCTTATTGAGGTCGTCGATAGTTTTTGATACATTTTTTTTCAGGTCGTCGAGCTCGTCGGCATTGAGTTGGCCAAATTGAAAAAACGCTGTAGAGCATTTGTGCACAAGGTACATGGCGCAGGAATCCATTGTGATGCGCTTGGCACCGAGCGAGGCGATGGTGGCAGCGGATGCATTCATTCCCGAAAAATGCACATGCACATTTCCGTGCCTGCGGAAAGCGTTGGCGATAGAGAGCGCGGTGTCGAGACTGCCGCCGAGCGAGTTGATGAGCACGTTGACTTCTTCACCCCCGTTACGGTCGAGAACGTAGTCGACGTAATTGCTGTCAAAGTCCATGCTGCCGACGTAGCCCTTTAGAGTAAGTTGATATTTGTTTGCCATAACTTTTACTTTTTAGCTAAAATAGCAGCGTTTGGGCGTGAACTAAAAGACTTTAGATTACTACTGGTATCATACTTTTGTGGCCAATGTGCGTAACTTCGACCATGTAGGCTGCCACTTCGCCGCCAGGAGAGCCCGTTGTTTGTGTGATTTTCACCACCGGTGCAGGCTCCTCTTTGGCTCCGATGAGCCAGTGCTGGCCGTTAGCCTGCTTGGCAATAAAAGCCACATCTCCACTAACAGGGGGCATCTGGGTGGAGGTAAATTGCAGCTTTGATTTTTCGATCATGCCGTTATTGTCGTTATCAAGAGTTGCTGTAAGCGTGGCAGTGCCCACAATAGGCAGTATAGTGCGGTTTGTCGTTACCGATACTGGGATGCCTGCGAGCGCCTTGAGCTCAATTTGCGGAGCCAGGGCGCTGCACTTAACCCAGCTCACCTCTGTTATACCTGGAGCATAGTTTTGTTGTGACATATTTTTGGTTTTTATTGTTTTGTAATTGTTTGTTACACATGTTTTTATATGTGTTTTTTAGGATTTTTTTTCGCAGTTTTTTAACGCATTTTTAACACTTTCAGTTTTGTAGCGTTTGCGTTGGCGGTAATACATCTGACGCAGCGTTTCAAAAGCGCGGTCATCATCATTAGTGATGCCGTGCGCCTCCATCCATGTGTAGATTAGTCCACTTAGTTCTACATCGAGGTTTGAAAAGCGGTGCAGGTCGTGCCAGAGCTGCAGCTTAAGGCGAATGTAAATAGTGTGTCGCAAAAGGTCGCGTGCACTTTGCGAGAGATAGTTGTAGTATGGTGCTGGCTTGGCCTTGAAGGCCGGCACGTTGATTGCGAGTGTTCCATCGGTAGGCAGCTCCGGCTCGTTGCCGCGTGGCGGTGTTGTCAGGAAGAGCTCGAGGATGTTGTTTTCCGCGCTGCCTCGAGGGAAACTCACAGTGTTGTCTACAGGGTTGCTATACTCGTGGATGCACCACTGGCGCAGGTATTGGTCGAGTTTGAGGTAGATAAGCATAGTGTATTGTTTTTTTTCGCTTTGGCAAATTTACTGAATTTTTGACAGAGTGTTAAACTTTTAGGTTTGTAATTATTGTACAAAACCTATATAGCAAAACTAATACTGCAACAAATGTTTTACATATACGCGCATGTTTTAAAGTGAAATTGAGTGTACTTTTAGTACGGGAGTACGGGAGTGAAATTAAATCGCTGTTTTACAGGTACATAAGTGCGCACACTTTTTGGGCAAAAAAGTGCGTGGCGTACTAATGTACTGTGCGCACACTCGCGCACACTTTATAACTGCAAAAGTGTACGGGGTTAATTTGTTGATTCTGCGTGATTTGCATGAAGTCCGTACTAATGTACTTTTATTTTCTTTAATTAAACCTCAAAAGAATTTTACAAAGCGGTTTGAAAAATTTTTCGCGTGTTTGCCTTGCCGAAAGATTGCCGAAAATTGCCGAAAAATCAGTCCCATATATACGTTGCTGCGTGTTGGCTTCCCCCGCGCCCCCTGCTGCTATATGCTGCAATTGTGCGGCTGTGCAGAGTGGGGGAAAAGAAACGGGCAGGCGGCTTCACAGCTACCTGCCCGAGTATTCTCTATGAAGAAATTTTGGAGTGCAGCCTTGGCGCCTCACGGCGCCGGCGGCTACTGTCAGAAACTTGTTTTAATAAACTTAAACAACTATATTATTGATTGCTACTAAATCTTGTTTTTGCTACGCATCATCCATCCGTGGCGACGTGCGCCATGTTGCTCGAAGAACATGTTATAACCCAGGTGCACCATTGCTGTTGCTACTTGGTTGGTTTGCAGTTCCCACATGTCGGCCAGTTGCCGGATGATCATGTCGGTATCTTTAAGCACGTAGGGCGTTTCGTTGACAGGCTGCCAGCCTTTGAGGGCTGCTGCGATGATCCCGTCGACCTGCTCCTGCGATAGCATTGGCTCCTTTGCAGTGTTATTCATAACGACCTCCTTTCCTGTATATGTGTGCGGGGGGGGGTAGTTTTATGCATCATGTTACGGTAGCTCTGCAAAGCATCCACGAATTTATCAAAAAGTTTGATATTGTTAAGGAACAGCTTTGTCGATTGTGTGCTCAAATAGTCGGTGTACTCGATTTCGAGTGCAACGGGCTCTCCAGGCAGGCTCACTTGTGTAAGCACGAGGTGGATGACTTCCTGTTGCTGGGCGTTTACGAATACATGATGTTTCTTGAGTGTTACGGTAGTGTGTCGGCGGCGTGTCATTGCTTGTCCTCCTTTCTGGCCTTTACGAGGCCCGAGTAATCATTTTTGATGATGTGGCTGTCGCCCCATTGATCGACAAAGCGCATGTGTCCGAGGAATGTGCCCAGCTGCTCCCAGCGTCGTAATTTTTCGTTGTAGGCATAGAGGCTTACATTGCCCAGGCGTGTAGCAAGGCGGTTGCCGCGCAGGCGGGCGTCATGGAAGGTGCCCACAAAGTGGTCGTCGAGTGTAAAGCCGCGGCGCAGCTCGAAGGTGATTTTACTCTTGCTCATTGCTACCTCCTTTCTTTTCCACGTTCCAGCTGCCCGTCTCATCCTCGACGAGTGCATCGCCAACAGCGGCATAAATGTAAGATACTTTAGCAACTTTCACCTTTACCACGATATCGTTGTCGCTACGTTTGCCGAGCCCGCGCACGCACGGCAAGGCAAGGATGTTGTCCCAGTGGAGTCCGTCAATATAGATTTTCTTTTTCATTTTTGGTCTCCTTCCTTGTAGATGTTGATAGCTGCGCCTACGGCCATGTGCAGGACCCAGGCGGTGACGGATGCGGCCATGATGGCGGTGTAGCGGCCTGTGGCGGCATTGACGAGTAGTGCCGCGAGGGCGAGGGCGAGCAGGGTGCCGCCGACGGGTTTTGAGGTGAAGAACTTGCGCGCCGCTGTAGCGGCTGCGCTGATGGGCGGGCAGGCGTTGACGCGCCGGGTGCTCGCTGGGGTCAATGATTGCGTTTTCATTGTTACATGTGTTTAGCGTTATGGCAGAAAAACGGCTGCCGTTATCCCGTCGCTAAACACATGATTGTTACCCCGAAGAGCAATATCACTGGATAAGGCAGCCGTGTTGTTTTTGGCTGTATTGGGCTAAAAAAAAGCCCACCGCATTGTTATGTGAGCAATATCCGCTGCCCAGCGGGGTTGACTTACAACCATGTGCTTAGCACTGCAAAACTACGACAAAGTTTTGGACTGGCCAAACAAAAGGGGCAAAAAGTTTTATAGAATTACAAATGTTACTATGGAGAAAAAAGCCCCGACAAATCATTGCCTGGGCTTTTTTGAGTTAATTGCTTTTGGAATTTTTCAAAAATTGCTCACGTGGCATGAGATAGAAGCCACCAATGGTGATGCGTGCGTTGTAACGATCTTGGTAACGATAGAGCTCTTTGATTGCTCTTTTGCAGGTAAACAGATTTTGCATCGAGGCGTTGGTGCAGCCTGTGCAGTTATCGCAAGCAATCATTTTGAGCTCATAGATAGAGATTTCGATAGTTTTATTTGCCATATTAGAAAAGTGATTGTTGTCGATATTTGTTTAGCAGTGCGTGAGCAGCTTCGCGTGCATTGTCGCTCAGCGGTGAGCCGTTGGTGAGCAGCTGTCCTGTAAAATAGAGGACGGCATCGGTTTTTGTGCGGCAATAGCCGTATTCGAGCGTTGGCAGTCGGGATGCCTGTCGGCCGTCGGCGAAATACAGGCGGTAGCCTATTGTCCATTTCCCCTGTGCAGGGTTGGCGACGAGCAGCTGCAGCCATTCGTCATCATATTTGTATATATCTATTATCGTATAGTTGACCGGAGCTGTGGTAGTGGTGAAGTCACGCACTAACAGGTTGCTGTATGGATTTTTCATAATTGCGTTGTGCTTTGTTAGTTATTGTTTTAAATTTTTTGTCATAGTCGAGCATGAAGTCGACAGCGTTGCGGTAATAGTAGGCCATTGTATCAGAGCGTTGGAGATACAAGATCATTTCATGAGGAGACAGCCCTTGCTGTGTGCCTAAGAAGAAGAACGCCATGCGGGCGTACATCAGTTTTTGTTTCCGGCAGAGACCTTTAGCCTGTGCCGTGCTACAGCCTGCAGCTTTGCAGGCCGCCTCAAAAAGTTTGTCCTTCAGTGTCATAATTAGAATGGTTCGTTATTAGCATTTTCTGTATCGAAGATTGAGAAATATTCAACGCCTCCGCTTTTGTCAGGTGAGCCGATAAACGACTCCCCCGGGTGGGATTGTTGCCAGCCGCGGTAAGATATTCCGTCCTTGTTCAATTTTTGTGGATTAAAATGCCACCCTTTGAACTGGCAATAGTACATTAATTTGGTTTTGAAGTTGGATTGTGTGATACCGCTGCGTGCATCCGGGAAGTGCTCTTTGAAATTTCTAAAGACTTCGCCGCGAGGGATCCTTGTGTTAATGTTTCCGCCCGTCTGGTCGTAGAAGACTTCCGCCCATTGGTACAGTGACTCCGACATCATCTGCTTGAGCGTGCGCTGCTCAAGGTCGTGCATAGGCGGGTGGATGAGTCCCTCACCAGGCCGAGCCCAGCCCTTGGTCATCACCGCCATGTAGAGCCATGCGCAATCGATCATGAAGTTGTAGAAAAGGTTCCACTGCTCGGAGTCCCAATCAGAGAAAAGCCGATGGCCGAAAAACTGCTCAGGGTCGATGTGCCGTGAAAAAAAGTTAGAGAAAGCCATGTAGACGATACGGCGTTTGCTGCTTGTTGTTTCGCTGCCCATGATGGCGTGGTTGGTTGTGATGAGCAGGCGCGGGCTGCGCTCCATTGGGATAGTGTAGCGCTTAGCCTGCTTAGGGTTAACTTTGAGGTCGCCCGTGATGCCAACATAAAATCTTTCGAACTTAAAATTAGGTGCAACATCCTCCACATGTATGTTGCGTGTGCGCAAAGTAACCTCGCTGTAGAGGAAATCGTCATCAGCTTTTAGCGCCTTGCCGTCGACAACCACCTGCTCCACCATTTTTCCTATAGCGATGCCAAAGAGCGATTTGCCAGTGCCGCCGTTGCTTTGCCCGACGTCGCTCATCTCACTGTCCATGCACACTACTGCCCTCATCTCATTCAGGTACTTGTATTCGCTTATTAAGTAGCCAGCGCAAGTGAGCTTGTTGAGCACATGCTGCGAGTATTGGTTTTCCTCATCTTGCGACCAGTCGGCTTTTTGCCACCAAAAGTTAGAAGTGCACAGCACGTATTTTACCATATCGCATTGCATGCCCTCTGGTGTAAAGTCAACGAAGTAGGTACCATCGTCGTTGCGCCCCACATGATTAATTATAGGCACGCGGTGAAACTTGTGGTGGTGAACCTTGTCAGCCCACACTGTGCCCATGATGGCGTTGCTCCATTCCACTCCTTCGGGTGTGACCGTGCACATGCCGTTATCAAAGAAGAATTCCTCGTGATAAGGCTGTGGGCGGTCGAAGTTATCAGCCATCATGTCGAGACGCTCGAGCTTGTCGCGCGACAGATCGTTGCTTAGTCGGGCCGCAAAGTGATCGAGGACTTCGATACGTTTAGTGGATTGTTGTATATATGCCCACACAAAGCCTCGGATGTCGCTTTCGCTGCTTGGATATACAATGCCGTCTTCTACATGTACAAAGCGATAATCGCCATCTTCCAGGTCGTCGCGGTGCATGCGGTAGAAGCCTGCTTCGCCCACGAAACGCAACGCCTCGTAAGGGTTGATAGCCACCTTGGTTGCGCCTGTAGACTCGTTGACCGACGTAGTCCAGAATTCCTTGTTAGTTGCAAAGCGGCTGGCCAGCTGCACCTGCCCATCTTTGACGGCATACAGGAAGTGATTAAAACGGAACTTCCCAAGCGGCTGCAGCTGTTTGCTGTATTTTGCGAAGAAAGCATCTTTGTCGTTCAGCAGCCAGTAGTCGTCGATCTTGTTGTCAGAGAGCGTTGATATGATATGAATCGAACAATACTTGCCGATGCCGTTGTGAGCATGCATGGCAAAATCCATATCCTTGACCAGCTCCTCCTCTTTGCCTCGTAGCGTGCCACACAGCAAGTCGTCGATGCCTTTTTCGTCTGCCTCGTTAGCATTAATATGGCCAAAGTAAATATCCACATCGATATTTTGATTGTGCAGCGAGTTAACGTAGCGTTTGAATTTTTTCGCCGCACCTGCAAATTGGCGTGGGCGGTAATCTACCGCTTCATCAGGCGCGAGGTTGCGGCTTAGGTGGTCCCAGTCGCTATCCATGAGTAGAACCACATTTTTGACTTTGCACCGCTGCACGAGATATTGCAGCTCCATCGGCAGCCCTGTATCTTTGTTGCCAATATTGTATATGCCCTGGATGCCTACGCTCATGATGCCATGTTTGCAGGCCTTTTCGGCCTTTTTCTCGCCCTCTTGGATCACCAGTGTATCGATTGGCTTTTCGGCGGCATAGGCATCGCGGATGCGCTGTGGGAAATAGAACTTAGTAGGTGCACCTTTTGGTGTTTGATATTTAACCTCTCTATTGCTATCCTTAGGCGTGTGCAGGGCTGGGTTGCTCCAGCGCACACGGATATAGGGGCGCAGCGCACCCCGCAAGCCCCGTGTGCTATACTGCTCCATTGTGCCGTCAAGCCGGTAGTAATAGATAAGCATTTCGTCGTCGTCGGGGTGAATTGTGCCGTTATAGTCGATGCTTCCTTTTCTGAAGGCTGGCACAAGCTGCTCCACCACTTCGTTGCCTACCATCTTGTGCTCCTTGACCATCACATCCTCTACTGTAAGCCCAGATCCTTCGAGCTGACGTTGGCAGAACGATTTTGCGATTGCCTCCTTGCCAGTTGTTATTGCATGAGCGTTTTTCTCTTCCTCGCTTTGGATGAAGATCCCGCATTGTTGTGCACAGCTTTTAATGGCATCGGGGTATTTGCTTTTATCGTTGTTGTAATCATAGAACATGACGGCGGCTATGGCATCGTTGAGATGGAACCCACATGCATAGCAGTGCGCGTAATTTTTAGCGCTGCCGCGGTGCACCACTTGCAGCCCTTTACTTTTGCCCTCATGCCCGCATGATGGACAACGAACATAGGAGGATGGTCGGAACTCGTCGGCACCTGGGATAACCTTGCGGATGTCGGCATTTTGTCTTAGTTTTTCGACTTCATATTTAGAATATATCATGGTTCAAATAATTTATGCTCTTTGGCATATTTGAAAAATTCTGCTTTCTCGTGGATGCCGAGGCGCACGAAGGCGTTTTGAATGTGGTTGTTGATGGTGTGTACCGAAAGATAGAGCGCGTTGGCGATCTCATCTTTGTTGTAGCCCATGTACCATAGTTTCAACACACGAAACTCTGCATCGCTAATCTTGTGGTTGAAGGCCGGGCGGCACACAATATTTTCGAGCCGGCACTCTCCTCTAAGCGGGCATGGCACGCACTCCAAGTGCCAGGTGCCTGTGGCGTCGATATCTTGTACGTTGTCAATATTGCCGAAATTACACCGTACAAACCGTTTGACAATACGATAGCGATACATCGGCAGGTTAGGTTTGCACCGAGAGTATTCTGCTGCCAGCGCGGCATAGGCCCCGGGATAGAACTCCTCTATTTGGTGCAGTACAGCATCGACCACCGTTGTATTTTGCTCGAGCAGGCGGTCCATTGTGCCGTCGGCGAGATGATACCACACCTCGTTCTCGTAGTTAAAAAATTCGATATTAGCTAACTGTTGCATTTATGTTATACGATTAGTTAGTTTATATCATTTTTGTTAATTAAAGGCTCTGCAAATATTTGGGAATTACATATTTCCTCTATCTTGCGTTTGAAAAGTTCGGGAATGCGTGTTAGGCCGTATGTCCAGTTATATACTACATAACGAGAAACGAAGCAGCCTGCTGCAATTTGATTGACTTTTTCGGCGCGTTGCTTAGAATCGAAAGTGTCGAGATAGGTGCAAAGCGCCATTGAATCCTTTGTGATTTTAGTTCTTTCTTTCATTTGTATTAAAGATTAAATTTGTAATTTTACAAATGCGAAGATACTAAACTTTAATAAAAGTAAAACTAATCGTACAATTTTAAACTAAATATTTAACAAAAATTATACAAATAATATATTTTGATATGAAGAATATAGGTAAAGAACTTGATCGTATTATTACCGAAAAGGGAATGGTTAAAAAGAAATTGGCCGAGCACCTTGGAATAACTCCGGCCTGGCTAATTAGGCTACTTAAGCAGCCCAGCATCGATTGTGAAATGCTTGATCGCATTTGCAAATTTGTTGGCATACACCCTGGTTATTTTTTTGATGACGGGAATTATGGCACAAGCGTGCATGCTACATCGAGCAGCTTTATAGGTGATGCAACAACACATGTAGAGGTTACTCGCGGCGAGGTTGATATGCTAAAGCGAATGCTCGCCGAGAAAGAGCGCACCATACAAATTTTGATGGCTTCGAAAGGCTTTGAAATCGGGACAAAAACGGGACAAACCGACTGAGGTTTTCATGTATTAATTGTTTCTGAATTTGCGAAGAAATGCCTTAAAATGTTTGTCGTGTAATCCTGGTACCCCGACCTGTATTTTAAGTTTCTGTCGGCAAGGCTGTTTCTGCTT